TAAATGATTTATTAAATAATCATACAATTCTTTGAGTTTATTATAATTTCTTACATTGCCTTGAAATCCAAGATTAATTATATGATTAATTACATGTGATTTAAATTTTTCAAATGTATTTAATTTTCTATTTTTTATATCATCTTTAAAATCTTCTATGTTATATGAAGCCGGGGAAAACCTTGAAGTAACAAAAACATCGGCTAAATCAAATTTTGTATCTTAAGTTAAATAAATATCTTCTTGTAAAATTTTCAATATTTCTTCTCTAATAATATTTCTTAATTCTGATTTTTTCATTTAAATTATTTCCCTTTTTTACATCCATATTTTTTTAAGTGTGATTTGATTTCAGACAACAAATTATATGACTTCAAAACTGCTATAATATGGTTATCTTTGATTATTTTTTTGTTTAATATATTTTTTAATTCTTTACCTACTTGGTTGACTTTAATCTTAATTGCATCATCTGGTATCTTTTTAGTTAAAACTAAAATTTCTGTTAAGATTTTATTAATGTGTTTGTTTAAGACCTCGCTCATAGTTTTTGAGTTAGAAACATTGTGAATGTAATCTTTAATCAGTGTCTTTTGACTTGAGTTAAGTTTGTCAGAATATTTTTGGTTAAACTTAGAAATTATTAATTCTTGTGTAAGTAATTTCGTTGCAGTATCCTGTTTGTTTAATTCTATTAACAGTGAGTCTTGTTTTACTTTAGGAACAGTACCCTTTATCATATATTCTACAACAGTAAATTTAGCTTTAATTAATTCTTCTGGATTTGAAACTTCATTCAAAATATCTGAATATTCGAATAACTTATAGATTGATGCTAAAACAGAGTAATTATCTATTTTGGATGAGAATAATTTATCGACCGAAAAGTTTTCATTGATCTCTTTTATGATGTTGTACTTGTCGCTGCGAAGCTTAGAGTTGTTAAGCTGCTTTCTTGCTTGGACTATGATGTCTATAAAACTTGAAGCTCTTGACTCATTAACGAACCTTTTCTTAGTGAGCTGCTGATACAACTGCAACTCTTTCCTGAGTTCAGTATCTTTATGGAAATACTTTTTAATTAAGTCCATAGCCTTAGATGAATTTTTTGTCTCATCTAGAATGTCTGCAGTTATCTGACGTATTAGAGTTTCGAATATAAGACAGGCATTTTTAAGCTTGCTATGGTGGATTTTATTTTTCAAATTAAGTCTCCAAGAAATTCATAGTAATAAATATAAAAATTGTAAAAAAAATTAACTTTTATCATCCAATAGGCGCTTTAACGAATCTTTCTTCAACAAATCTATTTCTTCACCCAAGATGTTTATTTTTTTAATAATAGTAGAACCATATTTTTTAGACAGTTTATCAAAATTCTGTAATGTCTCTAAACTAAACGGCTTGACTTTCTTCTTGCCTTTAGCTAGTTTATTAGCATTTAATCCTGTATCTTTTTGTCCAAGTGGGTTTCTGCCTAAGAAATGTTTATCTTTCTTATAATCTGGTCCTAAATCTTCTGGCTGTCCTGGACTATCGTATTGTTGTTGACCATTGTTTCCTGTCTGTGTTTCATTACCCTTAACAGCAATTTCATCTGGATCGTTGACATCTCTAACTGTTCCTCCATCATCAACATGCTGTCCTGAAACTAATGGATCATTTCCTTGATTTTGTACTTGAATAAGCCTATATTCAAATTTAGTATCTTCAAGAATTTGTTTTTTGTATTTTTTAATTTCATCATCACCCAACTCATAAACGTTTTTATACAGCCAATCATACGGCATCATTTTTTGAGTCTTCATAGTTTCTATTACTTCAGCTTTTTGTTTCCATAATTCTATTTTTTCTTGCTCGTATACTGTAGAAGGACTAGCCATGTTTATTTCAAAATTTAATAGATCTTCATCTTTATATCCTTGTATAAATAAGTGTATCATTGCAAGATTTTTGAATTCTGCTATTATTGTTTTTTGAATACGTTCAATTGTGCGAGCAAATCTTATGTCCTGCTGCGTGAGCACACTGCGACCGCCCAATGCTGACTCATATCCTAAAAAAGCTTTAGGAATTCTAAGTGCTGACATCAATTTATTTTTAAGATACTCAACATCATCAATTGCATTATATTCAAGTCCACCCAATACATCAACACCAGTTGCATCATCTCCACCACGTTTTGGTAAATAAAAATCTTCAGTAATATTTTGCATATTATATTTTAAATTATAATTTCCTTGTTCATCTGTATATGGGACTTTTTGCATAGTATTAATAATCTTTTCCATATATGGATCAACCTCGTTGGGTTGTAGATTTCCGACATCAATTTTAAATACCCTCTTCATAGGAGCTCTCATGATCCTATGAATTAACATTGCGTCCTCCATTAAAGTTAATTGTTTCCATATCCTTCTTGCAGATTCAATCATACTTTTACCATAAGGCAAGAAATTTGTATCTGTTAATAATCTAAAATGAGCTATTTCATAATTTTCATAATTACCTTGTAAAACAGGCCCATCTATTCTATATTTTACTTCATACGGATTCTTAACATTTTCTCCCTCGATTCTTGTAGTCGAGTATGGTGATAGTGGAAGTGCGTTAATAATACCCAATTTTTCTGCTAAATCTAATTTAAGCATCATATCACCATATTTTACAAGATTTCTTGTCCAATGAATCAAATTAAAATCAATATTTAAAATGTCATAAAATAAATTATTTAAAATAGATAAAATTTCTTGATCATCTGATTTTATCGATAACGTTTTTCCGAATTCATCCTTAACACAAGATTCTTCTGCCATGAGGTCTACACCCGAAGAAATAAGCGGGTCTTGATCCATCAATTCATATTCCCGAAATAGTATTAACCTTTGTGCTTGTATAGACAGTGATTGATTATAACCATACCCACTATTAAGAGAAGAATATAGAGAGCGATATTTTGAACCCATATAATTTGTAGTAAGAGAGCCCATTGCCTGAGTGTTATACGTGTCTATAACACGAAGGTGTTTATTTTTAATATTTCTAACTACAACATCTGAAGAAAATAATTTCTTTAGTTGTTTAAATACATTATTTTCTATTATTAAATTTGCCAAGTTTACCTCTTAATTTTTTAAATATTTTTTAACATATTCTGATAATTCAATTTCTTTACTCCAATCTTTACCGTATTCAGCTGTAACAATTCCATTTATCAATGTAGCCTTATCTGTACTTTTATCAGCTAATGTTATTCTGTGATAAGTTTTATATATGTTTAATATCTTTTGATATTTTATTTAAATAATTCCAGTATGCGTTTATAGTTTTTGAAATTTTATCTTCATCTAAAATTTTTTTAATTTCTTCTTTTATTAATTGTTTAAATTCAGATTTTTTCATTTGATTATCTCTTTTAATTTTAATTAAGATTTTCTAATTTTTTTCTTGCAATTTTTTCTGATTCATTCCAGCCATGTTTTGATAAAATTTCTATCCATGATTTTAATTTTTCAGCATCAGTTATTCTTTTAGTCCTTAAATCGGCTAATTGATTCTGTTTTTCTCTAGAATCAGTCTGTTTCATAATATTATTTAATCTAACTAATGAATGATCTAACTGTTGCTCGTATCCCTTTTCTTTTAAAATATTTTCAATCTCTTCTTTTATAATATTTCTTAATTCTGATTTTTTCATTTTATACTTCCTAATTTTATATTTGTGTTAGGTCAAAATCCTCATTTTGAGCAATTTTTAACTTCCACGGATTTGCTCCAATTTGATTCCTTGACTGTAAAATTGCTGGTATCCTTTCAACTCTAATTCCATCTAACATATTTCTAGTCAACTCTTTTCTATTTTCGTTTAACCTCAATGCAGTGTCCTTTACCCACAATAATATTGCCAGTGCCATAATCAGATCATCATGATACTTACTACTTGACGGCTGTTGTTTGCCATTCATCCAAATAAAGGTAAATAGCTCATTTATCAATCTCTTTGATCTAACTGTAATGCTTCTATCTAAAAAATATTCCTGCATCTTTGATAATATTGCAGGTCTTGTACTAGAATTTGTATTGAATCCAGGAACTGATTTTTTTGCTAAAGTATGAAGTTTATTAGTAATCCTATCTGGTCTAGAAGTATCTACAACTTTAACTTTTTGATCTGAATAAAATAAATTGTGATATTTACGATCCAAGACTCTTTGAATCACTGCCCACCCAATTGGATTATTTTCTATAACAATTAAAGCATCATTATATTTTACGGCATATTCTACTAATAGATTTCCAAAATCTCCAGTAGATATTTTATCTTGATACTCGGCTACTTGAGTAACATTTGCTATATCAAAAATATGAAATGCCGAATAATCTTCCCCATCTCCTCTTGCAACATCAGCACTCAATATATAATTTTTTGTAAATACAGGTTGTTCCCATATCCACATGTTGTTATCATACTCTGTTTTTACACCTGGCTCTTGGACAAAGGTATTATTGTAATATTCTAATATCTCACCTGGTATTACTGTATCACCAGAAGTGAGCCAATCTGCGTCACATTCTTGTGCAGCCAATCTTGGTCCTAATTCTATATCTTGTTCATCTCTCCAAGCTTGGTTTCTTTCTGGATGCATTGTCCAGTGTAAAGTAATCGGATAAAAATTATTTTTTTCTATTTCGGCGTTTGTAAATGTTTGATGGAAAAAATTTCCGATTCCATTTGGGGTTGACAAAATTATGATATCACCACCCGTAGAAATTGTAGGCTGTAATCCAGACCAAATAGAATCCATAATTGGAATATGAGCGCACTCATCAATTACTAAAAGTGCTGCAGCATCTGCACGTCCTGAATCAGCTGTACTTGTTCCTGCATAAATTTGTGATCCGTTAGTATATATTTGACTCAATCTATTATCTTCTTTACATTTCAATCTCATCCAACTCGGTAAATTTTGCCACATAAACCGAACTTTATCTATTATTTTTTTAGCAACATCTTGTTTTGTAGCAATAACTAAAATATATTTATTCTCATTAAATGTCATGATCCACAATGCATAAGCAGCAATAAGAGTAGATATTCCCATCTGTCTATTTTTTAAAATAATTACTCTATTGTGTTTTTTAAATGAAGCAAGAACATTTTCTTGAAAATCATACATTATAAATGGAAGCCTACCTCTTATCTGGTGTACGATATGACAGTATCTTTTTATAAAATATGCAACATCATTTGCACATTTTACATATTCTTGTTGAATAAGTTGTTTTAGATCTTGTTTTGTTGTCTGAACTTCTTGAGTCATATTTTATTTTAATTTT